GTCGGTGAGACCCAAGTCACTTACGTTCGAAATTTACCGGTAGTGCTTGACACGGCCTATCAAGCGTACCAAAGTAGTACGATTTTGACGAAATTCAATCAACCTCTTTATAAACAGTTTCCTATATCTCAAGCCACACTTTGGTTTAATGGTCAAGAAAGATTCGAAACCAGAAACGCCGATTACTTCCAAAATCTCCAAGTGTACCAAAACACGCTACCGAATTGGTACGAAGGGGTCCAAATTTATTCATTTGCTCTTGATCCAATGAAATATCAACCTTCAGGAGCGTGCAATATGTCACGAGTGCACGACGTCGAGCTACGTATTTCACTCACTCCGGTGACGTTTACGGTACTTGCAAATGGAGATACCGCTGCAAATTATAACTACAATGTCTACGTCTACTCTGTGAATTACAATATTTTCCGAATTCTTTCAGGAATGGGAGGTCTTGCATTCACCTCATGATTTCATTTAAATATGTAATACCAAGATCTTTCTAGAAAATGACCTTCTGCCGGATCAACATGATGATTGACAAACGCTTGCAAATACAAATAGAATGAAAGAGGATGTTGAAGAATTTTTGATTTATGTACCGCAAAAATACCGTTTTTGCAAATACCAAAGGGTATTGGCCATTGTGTTGGTTTGAAAACGAGATGAAACCAGTCCCGAAATAAAATTGGAATACCATTCGAATAGTTTGCTTCGAAAAGAAAGGAACCGTCTGGTAATTGATTCCAGTTGGAGTTCCAGGAATTGTGCATGGCAGTGTCTCTGTGCCAAAGCACGGGATCCGATATCCCTTTCAAAGAAGCTTGAGAAAGTAAATGAAGAAGATAGTTGCATGAATCCTCTCCTACATGGTCTGCAATGTGTCCTTGTGTAAACACGACGAAATCCGGTAGATTGTTGTAATTTTCAAGAATATAACTCAAATAAGTTTCACTTTCACGACCGACATTGACTCGCTTTAAAGCACATTTGCTCCAAGTAAGGTCTATGTCATTATCTCCCTTATTGTAAACAATACAGTGTTCCGACAACGGTTTTAGCCAATTAATGTTTTCATTATATCTAGCAATGACTATATGAAAAGAAGGAGGAAGCTGCCGCAGCATTCAACCCTTTTAAATTTACTCTAAATACTATAATATCATTTATAAAAAAGTCCATGACTTCAATCATGACAACCATTAGCATATTAACTCCTACATTGAATCGATTTCATTTCTTGAAATTGTTGGCAATCATGATATCCTTGCAGACATATGACTTAAAAACGGTTGAATGGATCATTATCGACGACAGTGACAAAGAACCATGTGACAAAACGGTATTTTTTGAAAAGCATCCTCTTCGAGCTTTACTCAGACGCTTACGCTATATCTATTTAGAGAAACGAGTCACAATTGGACACAAAAGAAATTTATGCAAGCTATTGGCTCAAGGTGACTATCTCGTTCACATAGACGACTACGATTATTACCATTCCAATTATCTAGACCTGGTTTCTTTCATCTTCGGAAAAACGAATCTCGATGTCATCGGTGCAAGTGAAATCGGTGTAATATATCCGGAAAGTCCTACATTTTTCTATCTAGGTCCGTATGGACCAACAAGAACTTGTGGAGGTATTATGTCGTACAGGAGAGATTATGCACTTCAAAATAATTATAATAACTATAAAAAATACGGGGAAGAAGGAGACTTTTTAAACGGCTTTCATACGCCTATCTTTCAGATTCCAAAGGCATATCAATATAATTTGGTTTTGAAACACATGGGAAACAGTGTCGATAAAACATTGATCGAAAAACGTCCATCGACCTTTCTATGGCTCGATTTCGTCGAAAAGGATCTCACAATCATTTCATTTTATCTGTCTTTGTACCCAATTCATTTGCAATTTATGCGTACAAAACGAGGATGGGAGCAGTTGCGAGAAATCTTTCGGCGACTTTTGGATCACATTCGCCAATGATTACCGCAAACGATACAGCTAATGAAAAGCGTCATTGGTTCATCGGCTGATCGGGTCTGTTTTTCTTGGTAGACACACTTGCTTTGATGACATTTTTTACAGTAAAACTGGTCGGTGACTTGACTCATATCCACATCAAACATTTTGGATTCTCGATCTGCACGTTTATCGAGATAGTTTTTCCATTTACCCTCAAAGCGCTCTGTTGGACGCATATAGGCAACCTTATGTGGCGGAAATTCTTGTCGTGCAATTCGATCAAAGAGATTAGATATCTTCAAGTCATGCAGTATGTCCCGAATTACCAAAGAGTAGAGCGCGACAAAATCAGCGTTCATCCAATCCGGTTGTATACGTCGTTGCATGGCATAAGTGATACTGTAATTGAATGCCCCAATTTCAATATTCTTCGACGCATTGATTTCATTTAAAAAGATTTGTTGTTCCTCCATTTGTATGTCAACGATCTCTTGAATTTTATTTTTATTGATCTCACGAGCCACCTGTACTTCTTCTGGTGTCCGAAAAAGAAGAAAATGGCGAAGTAAGTCTTTCTCCTTCTCTTTCGTTTTCACTAGCTTGTATGTCGCCATGAGCGTTCCTCTAATGGACATACACAGGAAAATATTTTTTCTTTCTTGTACGGTAGAATATCATTTTTTTTCTAAATTACGTATTGTCATGATCATCGAAATTCTAATCGGCTTGACATTGTTTTCTGTCATAGGAATCATTTGCTTCATAGCAACTATCAGTTATCAAAAAGTAGTGACCGGTGACATATACTTTTCAGCTCAAAAACTAAAACTGATGCTGATGACATTGGCCATGGTCTATTTGATCATTTATTTCAGCCAAGGGGACATAACTCGAAAAGCCACTATCCTTCCCGAGGTTGGAGTAGGAGATAAAGGTGTTATTGACATGATATTTGCTGGAATTCCTTTTGTAGTCACCATGTTGTACATTATCTTATGTTTATGGTTTGCTGCTTCCATCGCTTTCTTGCCTTTGACGCATACTGTGACAGATGTCAAGACTTTAGAGACGGATGAAAACTACACAAATGCGTTTTCAGAAATATCCAACTATGTATATATTTATCCGTTTCAAATTGTCAATTTTGTCTTTGGAATAACGCTTGTGCTTTTCATTTGGAAATGTTGTTACGAATACATTTTCAGCCATGAATTGAAACTTAATTTGGTTCCTGAAAGTTTGGAGAAGATTCCCTAAAATTGTCAAGTTACGTATCTAAGCGATGAAACTATAACGATTGGACATGCAGTTAAATCCACTGGGGTTACCAAATCCCTGTGGACCGTTTTCATTGGCCCATGTGCGCACTTCGGTGTTCTGCACCTGCTCGTCTCCTACACGATTGTCTTGAATGCTGCTAATGACGGGTGGTACAATAGGAACGGTAACATTTACTTGTTGTGAAGAAGACGTTTCCTTCTCTTCCCCTTCCGTCTCTTCTTCTTGGTCAAAGTTTTCTGCTTGCTCTTCCCAGTAGACTTGCTGCTTCTTTAATTCTGCCAATGCGTATTGCTGTTTGTACTTTTGAAGCTGATACAAGATGACGATGAAGGAGATGACATAAAGAATTGAAGAAATTGGATCAATTAATGCCAGACTGACAATGATTAGGACGACTAGTAGACGTACAATGACATTGTCAAACGCAAACACAATATTGGAAGGAGCATAAGCGGAAGCAATGGCAAGGATCAAAAGTGCGGCCCGAAGTGACCAAATAATGTTCAAATCGATGCCTTCTGCTGGCTGAATGATGCTTTCGTAGAATGCTGGGGATGATGACATTGTCGTCTTTTTGTTATTCCGAGTTATTTATTACTTTACTGAAAGATATTTTTCCGTTACGGATGTGACGGACACGCTCCCCAAAAATTGGACGGCATAATGTTTGACAAAGGATAGCTGCAATCATAAAGTATACCTTCTTGTGTACGTGGTTTCAAAAAGCTGCGTTCATAGAAAGAAGCTGAATTTCTATCCGGGACAAAATTTAATGTTCGAAATGGAATTCCTTGATCGAGGACGACGTCAATTTTGTCAACAACTTCGCCCGAAGATGCATGAACAACTTGAAAAAGGACATGAGGCTTGACATAAGTCGTTCCTAAATTAGTGTAATAAGCATTGGGATAACGAAACGCTACTGAGAAGGTGCCTGCTGGATTCACTACTATTTGACCTTGGTTGGGGGTATTCTCCATGGCAAATTCCTCGTTTGGATATGGCAAAGCAGACCCAGAAAAGGACTGGCGATAATCTGGTGGATTCGCGGCTCTAAAAATGAGAACATTTCCAGGTTTCAAATTGTCGACGATGCCTGTAATTTGCACGCTTCCATTGCCGTGATACAAGGTACGGCTTATTTTGACATTTGTATTTTCGACGATGGGATGATTTAGATTGTACATTTTGAAAGAGAGGCTAGTTTCTACTTTTATCTACCCGAAAAAAAATGATCCTAGATACGAGGAAAAACGATATAAGAAAAAGAATATGAAGTACTAATCATATCAAAGAAAACTGGTTGCATTGAAATGGAATTTACAGATACGGAAATGGAATTTAAAGCTAAACCAATCGTCAAAGACGAGATGAAGACGGAAAATGTGGCGGAAAAGCAGCAGATAGTGGAGAAAAAGGAAGAAAAAGAAGTTGAGAAAAAGGAAGAAGAGTATGAAGTGCAACTTTACATGAGCTTTTCAGAAATGGAACTGAAACCAGAATTACTCCGAGGAATTTATGGTTACGGATTTGAAAGACCGAGTCCCATTCAGCAAAAAGCGATCATGCCTTTTGTTCATAAGAAAGATCTTGTCGCTCAAGCTCAAAGTGGAACGGGCAAAACGGCAACATTTTCCATAGCTATGCTTCAAGTCATCGACGAGACCTCGGATAGTCTTCAGGGAATTATGATTTCTCCAACGAGGGAATTGGCCGATCAAACCTACGATATCTTGAAAAAGTTGGCTCATCACATGAAAGTACGCATTCTTTACAGTGTTGGAGGTATAGATGTCAAAGAAGTCCGTCAATCCATTCAACGTGAAAAGCCTCATCTTCTCGTGACAACTCCTGCTCGTCTCTTGCATATGCTTACTGAGGCGTTTATTGGAATTCGTCAAATCAAGTATTTGATGATGGACGAAGCTGATCAGTTGCTTGGAACCAATTTCCAGGCGCAAGTGAAAAACATCGTGCAGTACCTTCCATATGAAACACAGTTGGGCTTCTACACAGCGACGATTTCGCCAGATATGGAAAGAATTATTCCAGACATTATGGTTCGCAAGCACGTTGACATTCGAGTGAAAGCTGAGCAACTTACATTAGAAGGAATTCGTCAATATTTCGTGGCGCTCCCGAATGATCCTTCCAAGATTCAAACGATTTTCGAAATCTTCCAATCCATTACCATTGCTCAATTGATTGTGTACTGCAACAGTCAACACTCGGCGGAGGTACTCGTTGGCCATTTGAACCATGGAAACATGCCAGCAGATCATATTCACGGGAAAATGGACAATGCATCTAGAAAAGACACCATGGCTAAATTTCGTGCAGGTGCTATACGCGTGCTCGTAGCCACCGATTTACTTGCACGAGGAATTGATGTTCAGCAAGTTTCTCTTGTCATTAACTATGATTTCCCTTGCAGCGAGAACTTTGTGGAAACGTACTTGCATCGCATTGGAAGAAGTGGTAGATATGGAAGAAAGGGAGTGGCACTCAATTTTGTGACTCCCAAAGATTCAAACAACGCCCGACGTGTTGAAGAATACTACTCGACTCAAATCAATGAACTTCCTGCAGATATACACTCGGCACTTTCTTGTTAAGCAGTTGACTCATTTTCTTGCGTTGGTTCACTCGTTGTTGTCTCCGAAGAGAGCTGAGCTTTTACTTTTGACAAATGTTTCAGAAGTTGTTTTTTTACTTTTGCGATAATCTTGGCATTTCGGGCCCAGATTTCAACAATGTTCTTTTCTTTCACGTACCAAATATACTTGGCTCTGCACCTTTCTGTAATAAGGATGAAAAAGTGTCCTGCTCGTCCAATGAATCGTTTGGCAATGCACGAGTCGAGGACAAAAGGAAGTTCGAGCTGGCTATAGTCCATATTGGCGAATGGCGGCTTGCTATAATCAATTGGTTCCATTGTATTTAGTTCAATAGTAGTGACTTATGTTTAAGTTATAATTACATAAAGAAAAGGAGTTTTATAAAATAAAATGGACTTGGCAACTCAACCTGAACTATACACGCCTTCAATTGACAGTAACGGAAATTACGTCGATTCCAGTCTTACTACAGGACAAATGCAATCAGGTATTCGATGTCCTTGTGGAAGTAGAAAAGATAAAGTTTATGACAGTGTTAGAAAATTTAACGACCATCTACGAGATTGCAAAACACATCAAAAATGGATAAGAAGCATGAACTTGAATAAGTCAAATTATTTTGCAGAAAATGAAATTTTGAAAACAACAGTGCAAACACAAAAGATGATTATTTCACAACTTGAAAGAGATTTGCAGACAAAAAATGTAACCATTGATGTTCTTTCTGGTCAAATTTACGGAAGAACAAGAACGGAAGATTTGTTGACCTATGATTGATCATGACGTTTCAATTCTTCTGTCAATCTCCCTGACACAGACGGAGAAAGCATCATGTAATTGATTTGACCAACCTTGTATTCCCCATCGATATATTCAGTAATCGGAATAAATTCAATAGAATGTGTGTAGGCTGCATCACTAACGTAAAGATCGTTTGGAAAGTCCGAATTGCCTCTTTCGTAGGCTTTAAGAACATGAAGAATTCCGACGATATGTCCTTCTAATGCTTTTATTTCGTCCAATGTGGCCTCTTTGTCAAAGAATTCGTCACGCATTTCCTTTTTTGATTTGCTGACATAAAGACCGTAGTATCCAGGTTTTATTTTGAAATCGCGGTTTTCGAATCTTTTACGACCGGAGATGATCGCAGGAACATATGTCGCATTTATGATAAACCCTTGACGTACTATGTGAGCGTCTTGTTGAAGTAATCGTTCTTTTTTCATAGTACCCTTGGCACTCGTTTGATTTTCAACTCCTGTTTGTTTGACGGTTTTTCTACTTGACTTTTCCTTTTCTGGTCGTTGAGTAACATAGTCTTGATAATCACGGTAGATATCTGTCAAACGCAAATCCATTTCTCTCATGAAAACATGTATGTCATCCCGTGTTGCATATAAATGCGAGTAATATGGAATGATTTTCAACTCATTCCTTGGCGTTGCATGAACTTTACCCCCTGCAAACGGAACCAAATCTTTGTCAATAAAATCAAGACACCAAAGTGGATCGGGTCCAAAAAACGTATCTTTGGACTGTGGTATGACAATATCTTGTAAATCTGTCTTAAACTTTTGCAAAGATGTCTCACTTAATGGAACAAGAAAACGGAAATCATTGTCATGATAAGTTTTAACAAGATGAATAAAGTCAGCAGTAGCAAAAAGTCGAATCAAAAACCGTGCCTGCTTCCTTCTATGATCGTCATTCACTTGTGTACTAGACTCCATATTGAAAGCAAATGTAAGTCTGCTAGCTCCATTGCTTACCATTGATCCATGAGGAAAACCTTTTGGCCATGCTACAAGATACGGAATTTCTTCTTTGTCATTTGGTTTCAGCGCACTCACGCGCAAAAGATTGGAAAGAAATACATCTCTCATCGGATACATCCGTCTCTCATTCTCTCCTACCAGGTTCAGAAGATGCATATGCTCTGCATTCGATGATTGCAATGTGTTGTCATAAATTTGTGTCAGAAGGCAGTTTATTTTGGCCAAAAATTTTACGTCAAACCATTCAAAAAATATAGGTCCGCCGATCTTTTCATACGTGGTTGAAGAACAGTATCCTTCTTCGTCCTCTTTGAAGAACTCATTGGAAGAGTCCATCGCGAGAGAACATAGAAACATGCGTTGTGGAGTCATTGGCACAACTACTTGAGTAAATCCTCCTTTCTTGGATGATCCTGTGAAATGAAGTAGACTTTGCACTCCAAATTGTTGGCACCAGTGATCTACTGAAAGATCGTCAAGGACATACTTTTTCGTGGTCTCACAAAGAGATTTATACGAAAATTCGTCAATATGTGCTGGTAAACTACCTTCCAACCTCCCTAGACTAGGTTTGAATATGATACCAGCAGGTCCAACTGGGACATAGTCGATGTTATATTTTGTAGCCAACATCTTCTTGACGACTGGAAACAAAAGAAGCGACAACTTGCTTCCGAAAAAGTAGGTCAAGAATCCAAATCCGCTTTTCCGCCAGCCTTCACCTGGAAATCCTTGACTATTCTTATTTGCTTCAAGAGCTCTTTCAATCATTTTGCACTGTACTGGTGAAAACACCTTTTTACGATCTTCGTTGGAGAAGAGAATTTTCATGAAATCATCTTGCTTTTCGACCGTGGAAAGATCAGTTTCCTTTATCCGGTCTAATAAATTTCTGCGTTCTTTTTCTTTGTTAGCGTCCACATTCCCTTGTTGATTGACGATATCTTCAAAAACGTGTTTGTAGCCTTCCAAAATATCTTTTGCAATGAATTTGTATTCCAATAACTCATTCTTTCTAGAGCCTTTGTGCTGAGCACTGAAACATACTGCGCGATCATCTTGAAGAGAACAAGCTCCTGATTCGTAAAGTATCGTTGCATTGAATTCAAGTAGCTTGCGTTGAACTGATTTTATTTCCTGCGGATCCGAGGAAGAACGTAAAATGGCCACTAAACGCTTTGCACGATCAAGAGTGGTTTCATTTTTTCGTATCGAGCCTGGTTTCGCTTTTATGACATAATCTGTCAGGCGTTCAGCCATAAACCCTTCTGCCTCAAAATAAGAATCTGCGTTGGATTTTGAAGACTTGTGTCTCTGATCTCTACTTGTCTTAGTTACTGGCTTTGTTGTTTTTGGCTTTTTCGTCGACATTTTGGAATTTTTAAAATTAGAAACTTATATACTAAAGGTAAGACAACTTCAGAAGCCAAACTACTATTTCTGATCAGAACCAGTTTCAAATCCAGGATAATTTTCCATTTTTATCTTTTGTGCGACATAAATATCGATAAATTTTTGCATGATTTCTACATCTTCCTTCGTGAGTTTCGCAAAATCATCGGTTTTTACAATTTCTGTCACTTTTGCTATTATTTCTTCTGTATCCATTGTTTACAACTTGTTCTATTATTCCAAGAAGAAAACAATCGTCATTCACAAACCTCGCCTTCTGCAAAAACTCAATTATATCTACACAAGTTCTGACTATGAAGGAGGAAATAATGATGTACACTTTTACAAGAGTATGTCTGTCCGTCCTGTTTACACAAGTCGCGTGGTTTATCGATTAGCGAAAGAAATCGTGAAAGCGTCCATTTTTCAAGAAGAAGTTAGTATTGCGGGAAAGCTTGGAAAATCACAGATTTCTCCGCGTCTGTTTTCACAAGGAATACAAGAAGATGGTCGTGGCTTCATGATCATGGAAGCCTTTGACATGAATCTGCTTCAGTTTTCCGTCCAGCCAGAGTTTCGAACCCATCGAGTACATTTAGCGACACAAATCATCAACTTGTTATCTCAATGCATTTTCAACATGTCTTTATTTAATTCTGACGTCAAACCTGCCAACATTGTCGTGCGAAACTGCTCTTTACCAGTGCTTCGAATTATTGATGTTGATCCTTATTTCTGCGAACATGAAATTAGAAAAACGGTTGATGGAACTTCATTTGTGATTTTCATGGATGACATCTCACTAAAGAAGAGTTTTCTAATGGCATCAATAATCGTGCTCGAAAATCATTTACAAATATATTCACGCATCTCACTATTGTCGGATTATATCGTTGAGAATATGATCAATAGCGATGTATTTCGAAATAGCCAAGTTTCCGCCACATATGCCATGTTGAATTCTCGTTTTTTCAAGGAGGTGACATTAAACTATTTCAAGGAAAGAAGTGATGCTTTCTCATTGATCGTCCATGCTGCACAAGGAAATGAAGAAGTAAGACAACGGGTATTAAGTTTGAAGTAGGATTTATTATAACGAAGTCATAATGTAACAAGAACATGACGGCTACATCTTCTGCGGATACGCGACGCCTGTTACTTTTACGGAAACTGCTTGCTATTGTGAACATGACATTTACAAACAACGTTTCCGAATTGTACCATCGCGCGATTGCCAAGGAAAGTTTGACAGATCCAATGTCCTTGAAAAAAATGCAGAATTTAAAACCTGTATTAAAAACGGAATTTCATTCTGACAATTTGACTTGTTTGCATTCTAATTCAATGATGAAGCAGAAACATCCCGGTGTCAACATGTTTCGACAAATTTTGAAAAAGTTTGGACTGTACCTCAAACCGAACACTGTCCATCTTGGCTACGATCCCAAAAATGGCAAAAAAATCAAGCTCCACAACTATACAATTGTACCAATGTGACTCATATTTTCGTGAATTTGCGATAGAAGGCAGCGTTTCGTTCCGTTTCTGTCATCTTGTAAAACCATAAGTACTTAGAAACCTTTTCTCCTGAATATTTGATGACAAGTTTCCCGCGCTTGATGTAAACGGTTTCGTCTTCGATCTTTAAAATCACTCCATAGGAACCTTTCGGGGACTCACCGTTTTTTGCGATTGCTATTTCGTCACAAAAGAATACGCCATGTTTTATGAATTGTGACAAATCTGTCGTTTTGAGTGGTTGCCAGTCGTTCAGGCAACACCATTTTGTGACGAGGGATAGCCATGTCCTGATATTACCACTGTCATTTGCATCGCTTTCTTTGGAAACCGGTGCCCATGACGCCATATTTTTGATCACTTCACATTGAATTTGATCATCAGCGATTATTTGACGAATGGCTGGTGGTTCTGTTTCACTTAGTACGGTAGATATAAATTCTTTTGCATTCGGTAGCATATTTTTTATGTACGTGTTTTTATTGCTTATATTATTATTTTATTTCCCTATCAAAACAAAGGCGAGGATATACCCAATCACGAATTCGGTAAGATCTACTGCGGTGTTAGGATCATTGACCTCTGTTAATTGATAGATGACAAAGAGAACGATTCCAGGGGAGAAAAATGTAGAAAGCACACCGAAGCATACATGACAGATTGAGTTAAAACCATCTGAGAAAAGTGGACGCATTTTATGGTGCAATGACTCTTGATATACATTCTAGACGACATTTAACGGTGAGAACAGCACTGAATACCTACCCTTTTTTTACGCGACTCCCGCCAAAGTAGATGCGCTCTTTGCCTTTGTCACCGGCTTTGCTCTCCCGCCTCCTGCTTTTCCCTTGGGCTTAGAAACCTTTCCTTTCGCGACAGCTTCTCGTTCCTCATTGATAAGAGAGAGTTTCTTCTCTAAAGCGACCGAGTACATTTCTTCAAAAACAAGTAATTCTTCATACCAGATGCGTTTGATGTCTTTTTCTTCCAAAGTACGAAATTCAAGCTCTTTCTGGTGAATTTGCTTCTCAAGACTCTGCACTGTATCAATTGTTAGAGCATTGATC